TAACAGTTCCTTTAATTTTTCTGGTATATCATTTATTAAACCAGCTTCAAATAATTGTTTATAATGTTTTGCAATATGTTTATAAACTTCATCTAAATCTTCAGTAGGAATATTAGGTTTAGTACCGTGTGCTCCCTCTAAAGCTTGATATGCTGCAATAACACCATTTTTATTTAAAACCAAAGTATTACCTTCTAATTCGTGATGAGGACAACACCAAGTACTTCTTTTATCATAATCTTCAATATATAAATAAGCTTCTTTTATAGCTCTCTTACTCCCAACCTCTTCAAGTTTTTGTGCCATTGCTGTTTTATCAACATCAGACCATTTTCTATCAGAAATTTTTGAATTGTCAATTTTTATTTTTTCTTGACTTTTTAAAGTTTTTGAAAAATTCCTTTGAGCTAAACAAAAACCATCACCACAAGGAGACTGTAAAACTTCAAATACACTTTCTCTGTTGCTTGGAACTGAAACAACACTTATCTCAAATAATTCAGTCTTCTTGAAAAAGAATGTATCAGTTTCATCATCATATTCACCGTCAAGCCCCATAAAACCAATAGAAAAAGTTTTTAAAACACCTAATTTAACAGCATTATAAGCTTTTTCATGTAAGGCTTTATATATTCTTGCTTTAACGTAAAGACCATCAGGGCGCAATTCAATGTTCACAACTTTACCACAAGGCTCTTTTTGATTATGTTGATATAAAACAATAGGATTTTTTTCATAATGTGACAAATCAATTCCTGACGGTATTACAATATCTCCATCTCTATCTTTTGATAGGTAATTAGCATAACCCTCTATTTCTACGTATTCATCATTTGCTGAAAGAGTTTTTGTTTCACAACCTAAAAACCCTTTCACTTTTTCTTTCAATTCCATTTTTACCCCTTAAACATATATTTACCGGCTAACACCATCTTGTTTGCCTCCTTCTGAATTTGTACTACCATTAGGACTTGGTTGTTGATTAGTAGGTGCTAAATTAACTACCTCTCCTGTCATTAAATCTAAAGGTTCAGTACCATACAAATAACTTGGTGCTAAATGACTATCCATTAATTGACCTTCAAGTTTTCTATATCCTAATACAGCTCTACCCTCATTTTGACTCAATAAACCTAAACTAACAGCAGTTTTAACACTATCTATCTTTTCTTCAAGAGCTGTATTGACTTCTGGTATAGCACTGTAATCAGGCATTAATACTAAATCAGGGTCTTTAAATATTCTTCTAAATGCTGTTTCCCATTGTTTTAGCATTCTATTTATTATTGGTCGAATAAAATTATTTATATAAATTTTCTTTTGCTCTTTTAAACTTGTTCCTGAATTGCTCGTATTTTTAACACCAATACCTAATAATATAGGATTTAATCTAAATACTTTATATATTCTTTCTTCTGTAACCCCAAGAGCTTCTAAAAGCATTCCGTCTTTTGGTGTTAATTTCAATGGTTGATATTTTAAACTATTAGGGGCAATAATATGACCATATCTTTCTTCGCCTCCTCTACCATAAAGCGTTCTAAATTGCTCTCTCAACGCCTCTATTTGTGCTTTTGTTAAAGGAAATTCACTTGTAAAAATCCCTTGTGCAACTAAGGAATTGGCAAAAAACGACTTCAAATCATCAACAGCAAAACCTTCAATTGATAAAGGGTCAACCAATGCTGTTAAGTAACTTTGCCCATAAAATTCATTACCTAAAAAACTATTTTTAAAAGGTATCATTTCATTTAATTTGTAAGCTACTTTATCATCATAAATATAGCCTTTTATAAATTGTCTTGTATCAGGAACAACTTTTGTTTTAACAGGGTTTAAAATCCACCCTTCATAATTACTTCCGACTTTTTCAAAGGTTAAATACGCATTACCAGCTAAAAAATAACTTTGTGCGTATAAATAAAGAATATCAGGCATACTTTGAAATGGATTAGGTTGGCGTAACCAATTCAATAATTTCTCATTGCCGTATTCAGTTAATTCACCTTGTTTATCTTGTTTAAAAGCATTTATTTTTATTTGTGAAATAATATCAGACGCATAACTAACACAGGAATATATCAGGTCGGCATTGCTATAAGCATTTATAAATCCTTGTGTTGATGTTGTTATTTCAGCATTTTCCATAAATAATTTGTTTGCTTTTGTTGCTTTTGTTTCAATAGGTTGCCTATTATAACTTTCATCTGGGGGAGAATTAGTTTTAGGCGAACGCTTTGAAAATAATTGTGTTACATTAAACAATAGTAACTCCTTTTATTGCCCTTCTATATATAAATTGCTTTTTTTTAAAAGTAACTTTTTAAGTGTTCTAAAACCTCGATATATCGGGGGTTTTGAAAGACAATATTTATTATGCTATATAGTGATTATGACATAGTATCATTTTTGAAAATACCATCAATTCGAGGTTTTAGACATGTGCTATATTGATACTCCTAATAGTTTTATAAATAATATTTTATAACATAATAGATATAAAATAAATGTATCTATTATAATTTATGTTAGCAAATATAGCTAACTAACTATATGATATGGTTTTCCGCACTTTTTTGAGTTGAAAAATAGTAAAATTTAGCCTTCAAAAAAGTGCGGAAAACCATATCATATAGTTAGTTAGCTAAGATTATTTTAATATTCTTATATAATATTTTAATACTTTTGACATTTATATAAATATTTGATATAATTCCTATAAAAAGACTTGACATTTATTTTATTTTTTAGTATAATATATTGTGATTTTGTAAAAGGAGAGATATGTGAATGAGGAAGTAGTTAAATTATTATTGTCAGGATTGCCTTCTAAAATTCAATGCTCAAATGAAAAACAAGGTGCGTATCGTTTAAATATACCTAAAGTAATAGGTGTAACTAAATTTAAGTTTATTCAATTTGCTCATCCACAAAAATATCAATGGTTGTCAATTGACATTGATGATAGAAGTAGATTTCAGGAATTTGAACATTTTTATTCTTTCTGTGATAAAAATGTTATTCCTGTTCCTACAATAATTGTTAAAACAAGTAAAGGTTGGCATTTACATTGGTATTTAGATACACCTATTTGGAAAAATAATCGTTTATTGCTAAGTTACAGAAAAAAATTAATTAGAAAACTGAATGAATATTTTGGGGGAGATAAACATTCAGCAGGCTATATTTTTAGAAATCCGTTATTTCACGATTATGTTTTTATGGATGTACATTATACATTAAATGATTTTGAACATATTGTTTCTTTGGAAAGTATGAAGAAAACAATTGCAAAGAAAAGAAAATCAATTAAAAAAACAGAAAAATTTATTGACTTTACAGCAGTTAAAGTAGGAGAAAGAAACAATACATTGTTTCAGTATATAAGAACTTTTACTTTTAGAAATATTCATTTATCTTTTGAACAGGTTTTAAAAGAAGCGGTTAGAGTTAATGATTTGATGATTGAGCCATTAAATTTTAGTGAAGTAAAAGCAACAACAGCAAGTGCTTATAGTTTTGCACAAAGAAATTATAATGAAAATTATAAGAAAAATAAATATCAGGCTCAATATAATAGATTACTTGCAAAGTATAAAGCGAAAAAAACTTATATAAAAGGATTTAAAAATATTGTTGCCTCTTTAAAAGAAGGAAAGATTGCCTTTTTTAAAATAATCTGGGGACTTGTTAGTTTTAGAAAGTTAGCAAAAATAGCTAAAATAAGTGATAAAACTATTAAAAAATATTTACAAAAAATAAAAAAAGATTTGATTGCTCTTATACATAATAAGAAAATTTCTTTTGAACAAATTGAACAGATTATAAAAGAGGAAATAGCGTTGTTACAAGTGGAATTAGTTGATATTGAGAAAGTAAAAGAAGTAGGAGTATTACGATGTTAATTGGAAGATTTGACGAAGATAATGTAGTAAAAATAAAATGTAGTTGTGGCGAAGTTTTTTATAGTGAAAAATTTGATGAGTTTTTAAGATGTAAAAAATGTAGAGAAAAAAATAAAGAATTAGAAAAAAATTTAGAATATAAAAAAGCGATAGAAAATGAATTTAATAAAATTTTGTATAATTTATGTGAGGAGTGATTATGGGTGATATTGTAAAGTATAATATAATTGAAGAAGAAATACTTACTTTATATACAGAGGGATATGATAGAGAAGCAATTGCTCACAAGCTTGATATTCCTATTAAAGTTGTTAATAGAGTATTTTCAAAACCTGATGTTAAAAAAAAGATTGAGGAAATTGTTGAAACAAGAGAATTGTTGTTGAGAGAAAAACATACAAAAATTTTAGATGAATTGACTGATGAAATGATTAAAAAAGCAGACGGCGATGTCACAAAATTAATAGGGAAAGGTAGAGATATTTTGGATGTTATAGCATTAGCTGATAAAATAAATAAAGAACAGGAAAAGAAAAGGCTTGGAACATCTGACCAAAATGTTTTTGTCAATATTTTACAGCAATTAACAAGAGATGATGATGAGTGAGGTTGTAAGTAAAGATGTTGCTTTTTATAGAAAAGTGAAACTTGGAAAACAAAGACCTAAACTAAAGAATTTGTTTAAACTTACAGAATTGAAACCTCTGCCTTTTCAGGAAAAAGTTATAAATGTTATTGACAAACAATACGAGGAGTTTCATACTTTGTTTCTTCTTGCATCAAGAAGATCAAGCAAATCAATAACAACAGCACATATTGCAGTGTTAGATTTGTTAACTCCTCAAGCAAATGTTGGTTTAGTTTGTCCTACTAATAAACAGTTGGATGTTATTTTTAATGAAGTCTTGAAAATTTTAAGAAAAATGGGTATAAAACCTATTTCAATAAATTCACAACAGAAGACTTTTAAGTTAGAAAACGGGTCAGCATTTTATGGTGTTTCAGAAAAAACAGTTGAACAATTAGAGGGCTTATCTTTAAGTTTATTAATAATAGATGAAGTATTTTTAATAAATGATATTGATAGAATTTTATCTTCTTTAAGCCCAGCAATGCTGACATATGGAACACACCCAAACGGAATGCGTCTTGCAAAAACAATAATGCTTGGCTCGTTGAGGAAAAACAAAGTGGCTTACGAATATTATCTAAGAGGCGAAAGAAAAGAGAAAGGTTATATTAGTATTAATTATAAAGCAACAGAGAATCCTTTATTCACACCTGAAATGTTACAACAAGAAAGAGAAAGAATAGGTGAAAAAGAATTTAGAATGCAATATTTGAATGAACCTGTTTTATTTCAAGAAAGTGGAGTGTTCTATTCTTTTGATTATAATAAAAATACTACTGATGTTAGTATATTTAAATCTTTAATTGATAAAAATAATATTATTGTGACAGGTTTAGATGTTGGTGCAAGTGATAATTCAAGTTATGTTTTGGTTTATGTGGAAAGGGGTAAATATTATGTGCTTGATGGTTTTGAAATTAATAACGTATCAGAAGCTAAGTTAGCGGAAATGATAAAAAATATAGAAGAAAAATGGGGTGTTGAGCCGACATTACGTTTTATTGACCCTTCTGCTAAATTAACAAGAATAGGGTTGGCAAATGACCATAATTTGATTTTTTATCCAGCAATGAATGCTATAAAAGAAAGTGTTGGTTTGTTAAACCAATTATTTGAGCAGGAAAAACTATATATTAATAAAGATATGAAAGAGTTAATACAACAAATTCAAGTGCTTGAATGGAAAGATACGAATGTTAAAAGTCCTGACCCTTTTAAAAGAGTAAAGGGGCATCATTTTGATTATATTGCGGCATTGCGTTATGCAGTGTATTCTTATTATAAACAAGAAGGTGTTGGTGAATTTGTTGTAATATAGGAGTAAAAATGAGTAAAAGAAAAAAGAAATTAAGATGGAAAAGTACGCCAGAATTGTTAGAGTTAGTAAAAGTTCTTTCCCCTTATTTTTCTAATGCTGATATTGGAAGAATTTTAGATAGAGATAGGCGTACTATACATTTAATAAAAAAGATGTATGGTATAAAAAACAAAGAAGTAAAGGAAAAATTACCTATTTTTATAATTAAACCAAAAAAATATTATGAAGAGGAAAAAAATGGTTGAAAAAAAGTTTGGAATTGTTTGTGATAAATGTAAAAGTATTTTAACAGAAAATGGGGAATGTTTTTGTGATAATTTAGCTTTATTAAAAAGGAAGAATTTTTGGTTTATTTACACTGATGATGAGGATAGTTTTTCATTTATTTTGGGGTATTTTGAAGATGATAGAGCATTAAAAATTATTGATTTAGGTGTTTTATTTGAGTATGGTAATATTATTGAAATAGATGAAAAAGTTTTAAACAAGATAAAATATAAGGAGGAGTAATGTGGGCATTTATATTTTTGTATTTCTTTTATGGTTATTTTGTTACATTATTTTATTTTATAGCTAATAAAAAAACTGTAAAACAATGGGATTTGAAACAGCAGATTGTGAATTTTGTAGTTTATTGGGTAGGGTGGATATTTTTAGTGATGTTTTTGTTTATAAAATATTCAATTAAAATATTTGTTCTTGACATTTAGTGAAAAATAGGTTATAATTATGTTGAAATTAAAATATGACTTTGTTGGAACAATATTTGGTATATTGGCGAGTTTGTTGATTGCTTTGAATTTAGGTAATGATTTTATGATATATGCTTTTATTTCATATATCATAAGTGATTTAGCATATATGAAATTTGCTACTGAAGTTAAATCAAAAAGTTTGTTTTGGTTGAATTTAATATGGTTAATAATAAATACAGTTGCTCTAATAAGATGGAGTTAAAGGAGAATAAATGGCAATAGAATTAGTAAAAAATAAAAAACATTTAGTTGTTAAAAGAGATGGTAGAATTGAAGAGTATGATGAAGAGAAAATGAGAAAAGTTTTAAAATGGGCTTGTAACGATAGAGAGTGGATGGTAGATGAAATTTTAAATGATGTTCAAATAAAAATTTATGATAAAATTCATATAACTAAATTATTTGATGAAGTTATAAATACAGTTGCTAATAAGATTTCCTTATTATATCCAATATGGGATGAAGTAGCTAAAAATTTACTTATTCAAAAATATTACAAAGAAGTTTGGGGGATAAAAAGAGATGAATACCCTGATTATTTGGAAGTAATAAAAAAAGCTTTAAAATATAATATTTATAAAAAAGAAATTATAGAAACTTTTTCAGAGGAAGAGTTAAAGGAATTAGGTAGCTATATTAACCCAAAAAGAGATTTTTTATTTACTTTTGGGGGATTAGAATTATTTATGAGTAAATATGCTAAAAGATACACAAAAAATAAAATGCTGGAATTACCTCAACATACTTATATGAGGGTAGCAATTCAATTACACTATAAAGATAAGGATAGGTTAAAGAGGATTAAAGAAAAATATGATATGTTAAGTTTACATAAAATAGCACCAGCTACGCCTATAATGTTAAATTCTTTAAGTGATATATTTAATGCCACAAGTTGTGTTCTTATTCAGACAGATGATGACAGCGAAAGTATTATGGAAACAGCAAGAAGTATGGCTATTTATAGTAAGAATGCATCAGGATTAGGAGTAGATATAAGTAGAATACGAGCATTAGGTAGTAGTATAGGAAAAGATGGTGTTAGTTCTGGGGTAATACCATTTATAAAAGTATTTGAAAGTATTGTTTCGAGCTGGAATCAAAAGTGCTACTCAGAAGACACTGAAATTTTAACAGAAAATGGTTGGAAATTATTTAGTGAATTGGAGAATGAAAAAGTAGCTCAATATGTTTATGATGGAGAAGGTAATGGGCATATTGAATTTGTTAATTATGTTGATTTTTTTGAGTATGATTTAAAAGAGCAACCAATGTATCATTTTTATATGAATAGCGGTAGATATATTGATTTATTGGTTTCTCAAAACCATAGAATGGTAAAATTGATAACCCCATCTAATAAATTAAGTATTGAATATGCTAAAGATATAGAATATGGTTCTGATAATTGGATGATAGTTAGCGGAGGTAATATTAATAAAAATAAACATTTATCTAATTGGGATAAATTTTTAATTGCTTATCAAGCAGATGGAGGTAGAAATAAAAGAATAACTGGTAAGTTTTCTGGTTATTATAGTTACTATTTTAGATTTACTAAAAAAAGAAAGATTAAAAGATTACAAAATTTATTAGATACTTTGATTAGGGAAGGATTTGATATTAACTATAAAGTAAGAATAAACAAAAATGGTGAACATAAACCTGTAACTATTTTTGATGTAAAAGTATCTGTTGATTATGGGGTTTTACCTAAAGATTTTGATTGGGTGGATATAACAAAGTATTCGGAGCAGGAGATTGATGAGTTTATTTTTGAGCTTACTCAATGGGATGGGAGTTCAAAAAATAGAGACTACTCCTATTTAACAATAAAAAAAGAAAATGTTGATAAAATTCAAGCATTAGCCGTGTTAGGTAACTATAGAACAAGTATCTCAGTTATTACACCTGAAAATAAAGTATGGAAACAACAATATAAAATTAGTTTTGTAAAGACAAATAAAATAGGCAGTTGTAGTATTAGCAACAAGGAAAACTCAAACAGAGGTATTAGAAAAGAAAAAATTACATATACAGGGAAAATATACAGTGTTAGTGTTCCTTCAACAATTCTCGTAGTGAGAAGAAACGGTAAGGTTGTAATTAGTGGTAATTCAGCAAGAGTAGGAGCGGCGGCAGTGTACTATCCTTTTTGGCATTTAGATAGTGAAAGGATTACATTATTAAAAGATGCAGGAGGAAATGATGATGAGAGGGCAAGAAAATTAAAATATGCAATAAAA